AACACTGGTGATGGTGTAATAGCTCTCGGCAAAGGTGCAGCATCGAGCAATACGCAGAATGATGTATTCATCGTAAGTGACCAATCTGGCAACACACGCTTGGATATGGACCTCACCACTGGAGACCTCGATATTGAGGGCCAGATAACCGAAGGATCAGCACTGTAAAATCACAGCGACCGACGAATTTATTAAATTCCACAACAATAAAGTACATATGGATTCATACGATGCGCTCGACCTCATCGAGGAGCACCGAGCGCGACAGAAAACTCGGGGTGAGCTCGCCACGGACGCACTGGCGTGGTTCCTCGACGAGGACAACGTTGGTGCGTTCTACACACGTGCTGCCGTTATCAGGAAACTTGCTACCGAGCTCGATGTCGGAGCTGACCAGGCAAATCAGGCAATCACTGACACGGTCGGCGATATCGTCGACCCCGTCCAGCAGATACTGGGATAGGCTCTGGACTCGATGCGGATACACTCAATGGGTCAACACTCAGCGCGATAACGCCCATAGAAATTCTTTCGGTATCCACCGAAGCCGACCTACCTGCAGTAAATCCACCACAGATAGCATTCGTTCAGGATGAAAATTCGTATCGACAGTCAGTTGGCGAAGATGGGTTTATCGTCGAGGATAACACGGTTGTGCAGTCCATTCAAACGCAGTTTGGTAACACGAGAGCAATAGAGTTTAACGACGATGGTACCAAACTATTTGAAGCAGGATTTGACAGTCAAAGTTCAAGTCAAAGGATTGCAACTTCAACGCTGTCTACACCGTTTGATATCTCCACCGCCACGTTTCAGCAATCTAATCCATCTCAGAGCGATAGAATACAAGACATAGTATTTAACAACGACGGTACAAAGCTCTTTGAATTGGACAGTGACCGTGAGGAGTTTTTGGAGTTGAGCTTGTCTACACCCTTTGATGTATCCACTGCCACATTGCAACAGACCGTTCAAACCGAGGACTCCCGCCCAGAAGCAATGGAGTTTAATGACGATGGGACAAAATTATTTGAACTCGGGGTAGGTGAGATTTATCAGCATCCACTCTCGACAGCATTTGATTTTTCTACGCTGAGCACCAACACTGGCCCAATAAATAGGTTTTTTGCTACCTTTGATACAAGAGGCTTCACATTTAGTGCGAACGGAAGAAAAATATTTGGCATTACGAGAGGCAATATTTCTGTGGGAGAGTTGCCCACACCCTTCGATATTGGAACCATCAAATTTCTCACTGAAGGCATGGAAATAAACGACTTCGACGGGAGGAGTCTTAGATTCAGTAACGATGGTAAAAAACTTTTCTTGGTCGCTCCTGCCTTGGAACAAATTCAAGAGTATTCAACCGGGGCGCCACCGAGATTCAAGACATTATAATTAATCCAACTGGTATGGTACAACTGCAATACATACATGCGCAATCAAATGCATAACACAGTAGCGAATATTCGGAAAGCGTACACCCCCTACGTAGAGCATGCGAAACATACCGTTGGGGACACATGTCTGTCACATTGCGTAGTTACGTTGCAACAGTCGCCTGATAGTAATGAACTTAAGTACGGACATACTACAGTAAATTGGTAGTTTGGCCGATAATGCGGTGCTATACAGATGAGTAATCACGAACTTACACTCGAACTTGACGGAACCAGAACAGTCAGTGAAGCTAACCTTGCCGACATGCAGACTGCACTTGAATCGCTGACGCAGAGTCACCGGTCTGATGACGCTATCACCGTGCGCAGTGGAAGTCTCCGATGGCGAGGTGACGGCATATGGATGCGTGTCAGCATGACAATGGATACGACCGCAACCACGCTCGATGCTGATGAGGACACGCTTGCTGGCCTCGCAGTCTCAGCTGGCCTGAAAGATGACCTTGCAAGCGCAACGGATGCCATCAATGTCTCTTGAAATAGATATCTCGGACTTCCATGAAGGCATGCTGGACGAGCTAACAGCCATCCATGGCGACGAAATGGAAGACCATCTGCGTGCCATGGCTGAGTCAGAGATTCACGAATCGTACCAGCAACTGCGCCAGTAGACACCCCAGTATCCTGGATACCCGGCGTCTCTACGTACTACACCGGTATATATACCGACGCACTTAATAATATCGAACGACTACCAGTAGCCGTGACGCATCCAACCAGGTCAGTGATGCACATCGATTTACCGGTCGCCATAGCCATTCAGTGGCCCGACGAGTCCCGTGGTGGGGACGAAACTGGTGATTATCACTCGTGACACACGAAGTTGTATACAACGGTACGTACGGCGGTATGACAGAGACAGATGCCCAGGGGCTCATCACTGAGCTATATGCCATTCAATCGGCGACCGACTATCGTGTCGACTGGTCAAACATGGTACTCGACGTCGAGCCCGAGGACCGGCGTGCAGTGCTGACCATCGCCAAGGCATCAGCAAAAGACACTATCGCAGCTGACATCGACGAGCTGGCAGCCACCGTCGCTGGGATGGCCGTCAACGTCGAAGATGATGCGACCGCTGCTGAGGAAAACATCGCAATCGAAAACGCATGAAACTGGAACTTACGGAGTTCTCTGAATCCACCAAGCATCTGTACAGCGTCCTTGTTGCAGACGAGGAAATCGAGGCAGAGACCATCGACGGACTGCTTGCCCAGACGGTCTCAAACCAGGTTGTTGAGCTGTTCAACAACAAAGAACAGCTGATTGAACAACTGAACGAGCGTGCGGATGCAGATGGGCCCGGTGAGCCAGCAGACGCTCACGACCACGACCAGTAACCCCCATAGCCATCCGTTCTGTCGCATCCGGCCCGGTTCTTCTGTGGTCATTCAGTTTCGACTTACCCATGTTGGTATTCACATAGCACTGTCAGACACAACCAGGAGAAGGGGCGCGCCATCACGCCCAACGTGTTCCGGGTCCGGGGGGCAGCCCTGTCAATCGGCCCCACCACGTAGTCCGTGTCCACCAGCCCCGTCGCAATGAGCCCAGCAGGATACGGTGACGACGTCGACTGGGAGGCCCTTCGAGCAAAGCCCTCCGTATTTATCGAGACGGTGATTGGCAAGGAGGCGTTCGACTACCAGAAACGGTTTCTCGACCACCCCGGCAAGCGAAAGGCATTCGTTAGCGGGCGTCAGGTCGGCAAGTCACTCACCGCTGCCTGGCTGGCGCTACACAAGGCCCTGACCGAGCCAAACGCCACCGTGCTTATCACGGCCCCATCGCAGCGTCAGAGCTCGCTCCTGTTCAAGACGCTCCGCTCAGAGATGGGCGACTCGGGCTTTGGTGACGGTATGTGGGGGGTCGACCGGGACACACAGACCATTCTTGAGTTCGATAACGGGTCTGAGATACACTGCATCCCGACCGGTCTCGACGGGTCGAACGTGCGTGGCTACTCACCCGCGCTCATCATCATCGACGAGGCAGCCTTTCTGGATGACACCATCATCACCGATGTGCTGGTCCCCTCACTGTTCGCGACCGGCGGTGACCTGGTGCTAACCTCGACCCCGTGGGGGACGTCTGGCTACTTCTATCGGAAGGGGACCCAGTGGGCCCAGGACGCAAACGATGACAACTACTCCACCTGGGACAGCGACAACGGCGGAATCAGCTCCGAGCGCTCGCCACTGGTCGATGAATCAGACCTGGAAGAGTACAAGCGAGGCAAGACCAAGACCCAGATTACCCAGGAGGTGCATGGCGACTTTGTCGATGATGGCGCACAGTTCTTTGCAACCGATGCGATTCGGGCCTGCACACAGGATCGGGTTGGGTTCACCGGGTCACGGGCATTTCTGGGCGCTGACATCGCAGCTGCGGGTGCCGACGATACCGTGCTGATGGCGGTCGATGAGCTGGGTAATCTCTTTCACACGGAGTGCTATGGCCAGATGGGCGTGCTTGATGCAGCCGAACGCATCAGCGTCATCGACAAGCAGTTTGGCTTCGAGCAGATAGTGGTCGACCGGTCCGGACTCGGCCAGGGAACCGTCGAACAGCTCGATACCTATGCCGATATCAGCGGTCGGGTATCAAACCTGTATCTGACCGTCCAGAAGAAACAGACCGCCTACCAGTCGGCCAAGGCCGAGCTCGAACGGGGCAACTTCGCCATCCCGATAGATGAACACGGCACCCAGCTTCGCGACCAGCTGGCCCAAATCGGCTATGAAAAGACCAAAACGGGAAACCTCTCGTTACACGCTCGAACCGGGCACGATGATTATGTCGACGCCATGGTGCTGGCCAACTGGGCCCGGCCCGACACCACCGGTGGGCAGACACGGGGGGCACAGGGCGGGACCAAGGCCCGCTCGTTCACCATGGGTCGCGACCGGCTGAATGGGTCAGCATCCACGGGTCGACGGTATAGCCGAACATCGAATCAACGCCGACGGTCACCGCGTCGAGACCGACAATCGCGTCGTCGTGACTGACTCGGTCGGTGCCATCCAGACGTGGTCGGTATCACCAGACACGGCCAGGTAGGAACACACCATCCCAATGTACGTACAGAATCCTCCCCAACCAACCCTTGTAGAAAAGTACTCTACTACGTGGTATATGCTACAGATACTTAACTCTTGTTGTTACCTGCTCGTATGGAGATAGTGTACTTAAAAAGCGCGCACCGACTACTGAAGGAGTACAGGGAAGCATGTCGAGGAACACCAGCATTCTGAGTCGATACGACCCGCGTACAGCAGTCGCATCTCTCGTTGCCGGTGACCAGGACGGCACCCCCCGAGATTACCAGCAGTCTGACGACCGACGCAAGCGTGGGTGGTCAAAGCTCTTCTCTGGTCGGGATGTTGAGATTGAGCGCCCACAGAACGAGACCAGTGAGTACTACCGGCTCTATGAGACCAACCCATTCGTTGGGACCCCAATTGATGATGTCGCAAGCGAGGTCTGGGAGCCAGGGTGGTATGTCGAAGCTGATGATGCAACCACGGCCAGTGAGCTCACCGAGTTTGGTGAGAAGATAGGCTATGTTGGCAATCGGCCCAAGCGTAACCTCTCGAAGGTAGGCTACCAGGGTGTGGTCCAGTATCTGGCCCGCGGTGACTGGGTCTGTGAGAAGTTGGTCAACGATGATGGAAAGCCGGTTGGGCTGAACCCGCTCCAGAAGGAGACGTTCGAGATTTACACCGACCCGGATACGAATGTTGTCGTCCAGCCCAGCGATACGCATCTCGACCATGTCAAGTTAACGCCAAAGGAGACCGCTGCTGCCTACGTGCAGTTCGATAACTCATCTGAGTTCAACTGGCAGACCAAGAGCGAGCGTCGGTTTGCTCGCGACGAGATACTTCACTGGGCAAACAACCCCGATGTGGGCGATGTGTGGGGCACCAGCGTGGTCGAGCGCGTCTATGACCGTGCGCTGGCACTTGAGGCCAAGCTCCGGGATAACGACGATGCGGTGGCAATGAAGGCCTGGCCGATGGTGTTGTTCCAGACAGGAACCGCCGAGAATCCGTGGACACAGGACGAGATTGATTCGTTCATGGAGTCGTATGATGGCGAGAACTTTGGCCCTGGGATGTACCAGGCGGTCCCTGGTGACATCGAGGTTGAGGAGTTTGCCGGCGAGACGGCCGATATCGAGGAGACCGTTTCGACCGATGTGAACATTATTCTTTCGGGGATGCCCGCACCCAAATACGTCCTGGGTACCTTCGAGAACGAACTGGCACCATCTATTGCCAGCGCACAGGAACGCAAGTATCGGAAGTACGTCCGACAGCTCCGTCGTGAGCAAGAGCAGCTGATGACCAGATACTTTCGCGATGTCGCAGAGGCATGGGGGCTGGATACGGAGGGAATCGAGCTGCATATCGAGCGCCGTGCTGGTGATGTGCTCCCCGAGGATGTCAGTGGGAACATTATTCGGTACACCTCCGATGTGGATGCCAAGGGCCAGGCAGCTGCTGATGAGCGTGATGACCCTGGTGGTGTCAATGATGGCGACGGTGATGCACCGGTTGACCCTGGTGGCACCCGGTCGGATGTGGTTCCCGACCTGACCGACCTGGCCTCACTCGATGGGCCCGTGGATGACCCACTGGAGACCATCGAGCCAGGCACCGCCGAGCTGGCTGATGCCCGACTGGTTGGGACCCGTGACCTCGAACAGGAGCTGCGTGAGAGCATCAGTACGATATACGCTGATACACTCGATGTACTGCTTGAGCGGGCCAGACAGCGCCGTGAGCCAGCCGATGGCTCGCAACTGCAGGAGATAGCCATGCAATCACTGGCCGGCGCAGCGGACCGTGCTGGCCTGCAGATGACGTCTTCGGCCATGTTCGGCTCAGTGCTCGACCGAGTCGATGATACCCTACAGCAGCCCAATCACGTCCCACAGATGCGTCTTGACCGGCAACGGTCGACCCGACTCCGCCGTGAGGCCTATCGCTCGCTCAGAGCGGATATGGATTCGGTGGCAACTGACATGGCGCGGGCAGTCCGTCGGGTCCAGTCAGGCAGCAGGCTCACCGAAGCTGGGGCCGACATCGTCCGTGATACATTTACCGAGGGCATGTTGGCCAGTCAGGCATCGGTCCAGGCCCGAATGCGGGCCCAGTCACTCATCAACGAGGCCAAGCTCGCCGAATACGAGGCCGATGACCGGGTTGTTGGTGTCCAAATCATCAATCCATGTACGGCTAACACCACCCTGCTTTGCAAACAGATTGCATCCTGTGGTGACCGCGGACCGGTCATGGCTTCGTTTAACGCGTCTGAGCCGGTGATGGCCCAGCTGGCTCGACAGGTCGATGAGACACCGCCGGATGGATTCCGCCCGATGGGGCTGCCACCGTTCCACTACGGCTGTCGAAGCGAGCTGGCTCCGGTTGTCGAGGAGATGACCGAAAGCTAAACAGTAGTGTCACCCATACGTCTACTCGTCGCATATCATGAGTGAAGCCATTATGCCGGTCATCTTCAATGAGCAGTTGAGCGACACGGCATACGTCATCGGGACGCCTCGCTCAATTGTTGAGGACCACCAGATGGTGTTTCTCACCCCGACCGATGACCAGTGGCGTACTGGATTCGGCCGGCTCGATGCCGATGAGCGGGTCGAGCTCTAAGTTGGGTCGGTCACGTCGCATGCCCGAAGACGCCGTCATGGTCGAGCTACAGGAGGACTTTTACCCCCGAGGTGCCCGTAACGGGACACTGGTCTGGGGACGCTACACTATCGATGCGCTACTCGATGGGGCCATGACACCCGGTGAGTCAATCGAGATGTTCTCGTTGTTCTTCACCGCCCAGTCCGAACATCGGTTCTATGTCTATCCGTGCGGGTTCGCACGTCGAGTTGCTGAGTTCAATATCGAGGAGTACAGCGATAGCTACGGATTAATAGGTGATGCCTATTACTGGTCGATGCTGGTCTACCAGGAGATGGATATGGCAACACGGCGCCGGATATTCAAGCAGTTGACCGACGATGCTGATACGGCAGGAGACCCTGGATATTACTATGTCAAGTCGATACCCCAGTCAATTGGGCAGTTGGCCGGTGGTATCGATGACCGACAGCTGAACCACGATGCTGACCGCGGTGATGACTAAGCCAATGTACAATCATATTACGGCATACGAATCCGACGATATCGAATCGCTACTTGCGACGCTACAGGTTGCCCGACTCTCACGGTATACACAGGCAGATGTTGTCGTCTATGGCTCCGAGCAGCGAATTGGCGTTGTGACTGAGGTGTTCACCGAGGCAACCGAGTGGAACGATGCAGACCAGTTTGATGCGAAATATCTCACCGATGATGGGAAGCTGGACGGGCGCCGTAGCTCACCAATCTATCTGCTGGCGACCGAGGATTCGGGTGTTGAGCCGTTCCGAGCGAGTGAGCTGGATAAAATGCCCGAGGAAGAGGCCTTCGGTACCGAAGAAAAAGAGTCTGCAGAGCAGTATCTCGACAAGCTTGACCAGGCCACACTCACCGCAGACTGCCCAATTGGCGACCAGGATGCATGGGAGGTGGTCGGCGAGGCCGTGCTGACAACACCCGGACTGGGCTTTAAATCCTGGCCTGATTCCTGGGTCAAGGCGGATAAACCAGCCCGGCTTATTGCGCTTGATGCCTGGACTTCGATGGGGGCAAGCTTCCGGGGCTGTGTGAGAGAGATGCGAGGCAACGTCGTTGCACCCAAGCGGTTCTGTGCCTCATTCAAAGATGAGATATACGGAACGACCTACTGGCGAAACGGTGGCGACTGAGCACCAGCCCCAGCACACCGACTACACTATTACCACCGAGAACCAGTATTCAGCTACGACCGCGGTATGCCATGTCGCACCGATGAATCCAAATCCCCACGACCTGGTGCTGTTCCAGCTCTATCGGCAGGAGGATACGTCCGGTATCTCCGGCGAAGGAACTGTTGCATTCGGAATCAGATTTCCCGAACCGAACGCGCGAGTAGCACTTGGCTGGGTTGCGAACAAGGGACTCACCTCGGTTGCGGTCTATGACTCAATCGAGGCTGTCAAACGCATCCATGGCCATGGAGGCTCATCAAAGCTGATACAGATGAATAAAATTGACTGCGGTGGGCCAACCAGGTAGTACACGCGATGTCGGTTTCGAGTGCTACAGGCTGTGTAGCGTGCTTATTTAAGTACGGCGTCGTGACTACCGATAAGTCGAAGGCGTAGTCAACACAGTCGCCTTTCACGTCGCACTGCACCGCGGTTATGCGGTGAGATATACCCTCTTATGTCCGGTACAACTGAGTACGCTGGTGTTGGCACAGCTTCGCTTTCAGCCAGTGTCTCTGCGGTCGATGGTGATGAGCCATACCCGATTCATGGTATCGCGCTTGGCTCGGGCGACATTACCCTTGGTCAGTCAGGTATCCGTAAGTACTGGCCGGCTGCAACGCTGAAAGAGGCTGTCGATAGCCTCGAAGGCAAGCCACTTGTCAAAGATCATATCAACAACAGCGATGGCCATGTTGGGACCGTGACAAAGGCCTGGTTTGACCCAGGTGTCGGCGTTCGCTACGAGGCAGAGATAGCGCCTCACTACGAGCAGCTCGCTCGCGATGTCGCAGCCGGTATCAAAGACGTATCACCCCGAATCAAGCACCCACCGGAGTCGGTACTGGAGAACTACGATGATGCCACACTCGAGGTACACAATGCTCGGTTCTCCAATCTGTCAATTGTCAATGACGGCGCCTCGCCATCCAACACGGCAAACTTTGGCGCAGCCGATTCGTTCTCACCTGACCATGCGGTTGCGATGTCTGCCTTTGAGGACGGAGAAATGGCAACGGCCACACTCGAACGTGGCTACGATCCCGAGATGCTCGCCAAAGACGTCTCCGATGGCAACATGGTCCAGTGGGAGACCGACTCGAGCTCGGGCTACGGTGAAGTCACCGACGTGAGCGGGAGCATGCTCACAATCGACGTGTACGAGGAGGGCGACGACGGATGGGCCTCTTCAGGCGAGGAGGAGACGCTACCGATGGGTGCGGTCGAGATGTGGTTGCCGTCAGAATCGGACATGGCAGAGATGGGCGCGTCCAACACGTTGCACCCCACCACTGGGGGGCGTATCGGCCACTATGGAGACAGTGTCCGCTCGATTGATGAGCCAGCCAATGTCTCTGAGTCGCCTGTTGAACTTTCAGATAACGCACATCTTCAGGCTCTTTCAGAACTCGCTGATGATCCGATGGTGTCTCGACCTGAAGGGGGTGAGCGCCGGGCCACATTCTTTACACCACTCCCAGAAGACGCAACCGAAGATGGTGTGATGGAAGCGGTTTCTATCGCAGAAGACGAACTCGGCAAAGATATCTCTGTGTCGGTGGGCGATGAGGGTGTGTTTGTTGAACCTATCCCAGATACGGGTGTGGGCATAACTGAGTTTATGCACCCGCATCTTGATATTATTGAGTCAGCGTTTGACAACACCACCGACATTCGTCAAAAGTCAACCACATTCATTGGAGGGGATGCCGAGGGGCACTCAATCCAGCCATGTTTCATGATGGATGACCGGTTGCCCGACTCCGCACTTGACGAGATTTCACGCTTGTATGAGTTTGTTGCTGGTGTCACCACAAACGCGTACTACAACGAAAACCGATTGTATCTTGACACCAGACAAAACGAACTCGCGCACGCGAACCTTGATGTTGCAGAGATTTTAGTCCGGAGGACCGCTGATGATGCTGATATTGGTATTCAATCACACTCATTTAAGATTCTTGAAGAAACGGCAGCCGAACTTGGTCGTTCAAATGTCGAGCAGTATGATGTTGAAGCAGACCAGTGGGTACAGTGGTATCCATCAGAGACCACAGAGAAGCACGGGTATGCAACATCTGTGTCTGACGATGAGGTGACCATTGAGGTCTGGACGCAACTGAGCGATGGTACGTGGAAGACAAACGGTGACACAGTTACAAAGAGTATGGACGACGTCGAGGGCTGGGGCAACTACCCATCTGATGACGCTATCATCACCGAGATGATGATGCGCCCGACCAGCTATGGTGAGGGCGACATTGTCGAGTGGGAGTCGAGTCCGTACAAGGTCGGACGCGTCGTTCACATCGATGAAGAAAATCATGTTGTCATGGTGGAGGTACACAAGCGGATGGACGGTGAGCTCGTCACAACGGGCTACACCGATACCGCATCCTACACTGACGTCAGACCGGTCGAAACTGACGAGAAGATGGCATCCGACGACCGCAAGGCCGAGGGTGATGGGCGGTCTGGCTCCGATACAAACGATTCGGGCTCGGCTGATTCCTCACCAGCTGATATTGATTTCTCTGACCAGGTCACCACCGGCCTGGAGAACAAGGTTGAGAAACACAACGACAAGCACGATGCAGACTCCAAGCGGGTCACACTTCGCAAGCTGAAGGCAGTCTACCGACGTGGTGCCGGTGCCTACTCCAGCAGTCACCGCAAGGGGATGAGTCGCAACCAGTGGTCGATGGCTCGGGTCAACGCATTTCTCTATCTTGTCCGCAACGGGAACCCAGAGAATGACGCATATACCCAGGACAACGACCTCTTGCCAGATGGGCATCCGCGGGCCACATCCGAATCGAGTGAGAATGCCGTTAGCGAGGGCGATGGTGCGGTTGCACTGTTGGGCCCATATGACCAGAGCTGGACGGATACCAGTGAATCACTTATGGTCGATGGCGATGAGCTTGATTCGGTCTATGCTGACTGGAACGATGCGGTCACCATGTCTGCCAGTGAGCTTCGTCGGTGGGCAGCAAACCCATGTTCGAAAGAGGCCTCACTCGACCCAAAGGCGGTACTGGAGCGGAATCTGTCGCTACTTGAGACGAACAAGACCGACTGGACCGACGAGCATCTCGCAGATGCCAAGCGGACCATCTCGTTTATCAGCCGGATGTCTGCCTCGGAGAACGAACCCGAGTCGCCGATGGATGGTGTACACGGGTGTCCAAGTAGGTGGGGCATCAGTCTCTTGAACTGGGCCCACAATCCATTTCCAATGATTCCAGATAAACCTGAAGACGGCGACCTGGCTGACAAACCCGGCTACGAGAATCTCGCTGTGAGCTACAGTGATACCCCATCCGGCAAGAGTGACGAGGAGACGGTATCCCGGATGGAGAGTGACCAGTATGCCACCAAGGAGGCTGCACAGAATCGTGCAGACGACCTTGGCTGTGATGGCTTCCACGAGCACGAGTCCGGGGGCGAGACGATCTACATGCCGTGTGGGTCGATGCAGGCCTACCAATCGGCTGCCTCTGATTCATACGCAGCCATTACGAAAGTCGCAGACGACGGCGCAACGACACCCTGTTGTGGGGCTGAAGAACTCGCATCAACTGTTGAGCAAGATTCGCTCTCGGTCACCTTTGAGGGGACCAAAATGGGCGACCTTGACGAGACAGCATTGCCAAGCGAGGGCTTCGAGCCTCATTACATCTTCCCGAGTGATATCAAGTCTGACTCCAGCTATCCGGTCGTCGACGCCGACGGCCAGCTCCGGCGGGGCAACGTAGACGCTGCCTGGCAACTGCGAGGTCAGGGAGACTACGATGTCAGCCAGGAGACGCTGGAAGCATTTCTGATGCAGCTCAACGAAGAGTTCGACAGTCCACCTATCGATATGGAGGATGCCGAGGAGATGGGTGCTCGTTCATCGCTAACCGTCGCTACAATTGCGTCGGACCGACCATCCCGGTCGGCTCAGACCACTGCTACAATTTCAACCATGAACGAAATAACGTACGACGGCGCCGACAAGGAGACAATTGCGTCCCTTTCGGACCCGGTCGTCGTCGAGCGAGCCGACCTTGAGTCAGTTCGCGACGAAGCCGACCGGGCCGACAACGTCGAGGAAGAGCTTTCTGAACTACGCGCTGAACTCGGTGCGTTCTCCGATGCCCAGGACATCCTGTCCGAAATTGACGAGGCCACCGTTGAAGAGCTTGCTGAGGCTGACGAGCCGGTCGTCATTGAAGCTGGCGAGTTCGAGACACAGGAGAAGGTCGTCGAGCAGGCAGCCGGCATCTACGCAGAGGAGCTGGCCAACCACTCCCCATTTAGTGCCGAGGAACTCAGCGACCGCTGGGACCCGGCCGAGCTACGGGACAAGGTTGAGGACCACGACGAAGCCGAGTTATCGGCTTCCATCGAAACCGAAGAGCCAGCACCATCAGGTGGCTCAGCATCAACCGAGGAGCTCTCCGGGGTCGACGAGGACTCCCGGACAGCAGAGATGGAAGAAAGTGCAGCCCGCTCGTTTGTTGCCGAAGAACTCGAGAAGTTCGGCTGGGACAAGCAGGCTGAGAAGGTACGGGAGGGCGACATCCCGGTCGACGCGTTCGACATCGCCATCGAGGCGGAGTAATACGTCCATTACTGATTCATTATGAGTACTTACCATCCAGGTGACCGAAAGCTCGGTCACGGAGACCACGATACGCACGAGAACAGTTCTGGGGTAACCATCCAGGAGGGAGAGTTCGTCTCTCCTGACGGCACCGGTGGCATTCTTCCTATTGATGCAGCGACTGGCGACGACACGCTCCTGGGCATTGTACAGGATACCGTCGAGCCCGGTGACACCGTTATGGTGAGCTACCGAGGGCTTGTCTACGGACTTGTCGAAGCTGATGTCACCGCTGGCGTCGAGCTTGTCGCTCCCGATACGGGAACCGACGGCGAGCCTGGTGTGGCTGCTGCAGGCACTGTGCCTGGTGCACCAACGATTACTGAGAACCCCGAGCAGAACGACGATGGCGACTACGTTGCGCCCGTCTTGCTCCGATAACACCCCTGACTGACACAACATTTCAATCCAATGAGTACTGACGAATCCATTGCCGAGCTGGCGGTTTCGTTCCAGGATATCGATGGTCTGCTCGCGCAGCCTGTTCTGGAAGACCGCGTCGAAGATATTGTTCAGGAACCGCTGAACTTCCGGGAGGTCTTCCGGGAATACAACGCGCGCAACATCAACTCCAACGTCGTGCAGCTACCTGTCCCACAGGAGAATATGGGACAGCCAAAGCTGGTCGAAGAAGGTGCCGAGTTCCCACGTAGTCAAGAGGACTACCGACTCGAGACCCTCGAGTTCGACAAGTTCGGCTTCGAGGTCGAGCTGACCTACGAGTCCCAGCAGGACTCACAGGTGAATCTGGTCCGTGACCAGGTTGACCGCCAGGCCCGTGAAATGGCCGAGGACATGAACCGACGCGCCTACGAGGAAATCGAGGCCTCAATCGGTGGCACCACCGTCTCAAAGGACAGTGGCGCTAATGGGACCTTCGAGTTCGACGACCTGCTTGCTGGCCGTCGAAACCTTGTCGAGAAGAGCTATGATCCTGACATGCTCATTGTCGATGTCGAGGCTACCCACGACCTGCTTGGGACGGACTTCCTTGATGCGACCAACGAAGGCGCACAGATGCGCCGGTCCGGCATGGTCGGTGAGGTCGCAGGGCTCACCATCATCGAGGACTCCTCCACAATTGAAATCGGCGGAGTATCCGGCCCAGCTGCGCTGATGGTCGACTCTGATTACTTCGGCTATGAGGGGGTACGCGATCCCGTCATGACCGAGGATTACGAGGAGAAGCGCTCGATGGCCGACATCTTCCGCATCATGGCCCGCTATGGCTGGCTTGTGATGGAGGAGGACGCTGGCGTCTTCATCGAGGGATAGACCAACGCAGTCTGGTCTGTCGTTTCAATCTATCATTTCTGTCGCACCTCATGTCTGCTCCTGACCCCAGGTCATACAACTCACGATACGTTGGTCCAGAGCACTTGCCAGTGGTCGGTCCAGACGAGTATGACTTCTACCAGAAGTCAGAGGCACTGTTCCACGCAGAGGGTCGGCTCGAGCTTGACCTGAACAGTGGTGAGCCATTCGACCCGGCTGCGCTTACCAAGCAGCACGTCGCAGCTGTTCTTGAGCTGGCTACTCACCATCTGACACAGGCAGCCAGTTCACCATCGAGTGTAACACTTGGCGAGCTGGACGATGGTGGCTCCGAGAAGATGGACTACTCGGACCAGTTTCTGAACAATTACAACACCATCATCGAGTCACTCGCAAAGAACGATGATGGTGGCGGTGTCTACTTTGGGGCGACCAATACCACTGGCTCGAGCACGACAACGAACCGTCGTGACCCACTTGAAATGGACAACCGCTATCCGTTCCGTCGTGACCATCGGTTCCAGGATGACCACCTGGATGAGCAACTGGACGAGTATCTCGAAGACTGATGTTCGGTCTGAACGACCGTAGTATCGGGGGCGCAAAGGCAGAGATAGCCGATATCGCTGCTGGCCTCGAAAACTTCGTCGATGGTGAGGGCCCAGGCAACGCCGAATACGCCATCGAGGAATCGGTGGTTGGGAGCTTTAGGCGAGTTGTCGAACCGCTGGCCAAGACAAACGCTGCCCAGTATGTCGGCTCCTATGCCAATGATATCGAGTCGGTCTATGCTGGGTGGGATGGCAATACCCTCACCGTCGGGCTGGATACTGATGATGAAGTCGTGCTATCACACGAGTACGGGTCAGGGAGCTACAACCCACGGACACCAACCCGGACGGTTGATGGCCGGACTGGCTATCTGATTCGCTCAGCAAGCGGGCCGGTTGCGTTCAATATCGGCGGGTCGAACGTCATTGTCGAGTTCGTCATTCACCCTGGTGTTGAATCGCAGGGCTTTCTCGCTGAGGCAGTCAGCGATACGGCATCAAAGGTACTCAACGATGCTGGCGATGCTGTCCACGATGCACTTGAAGAATCCGTCGACAAAGGCTGAGCAGACGTCGCACATGGTGTACCCAGAGACGGTCCTGGAAGCAGTGGCTGGCATCATCGATGCTGGGCTTCCGGACCACGTGACCATCGCTACCGTCGAGCTCGACAGTGGTGGTGCCCACGCTGATGTCTCACTCCCGCTGGTCGAACTTACCGTTCAGAATACAGAACGCCTGGATTTGAACACCAATCGGCGAGCGGGTGTAACCAACGATGCCGGTGAGACCATCGGCTACGTGCACACTGATGCGTTTGAGATGTCGCTCGAACTCGAACTGCTCGCTGTTGAGGGCCAACCCCTCTCAGCGCGTACACTGGCTCAGCGTGTCGAGGCTGCGGTTCGACGATATGATAGCCAGAATATGGGCGAGACGCTTCCGCACCCAGAGACGGGAGACCCGCTGACCGAGGTCGACACCGTCCGGTTCGGTGAGCGACAACCAGCGAATGATTTTTCGCTCAACTACTCGCTACGTGGCGAGCGGTTCGAGGTGACGACACGGTTCACACACTCGTTTTCCACAGTCGACGTTGTCGGCGAACAGGACCCCATCCGGGGGTTCGACCAAACTGTCGCGGTCGACGAATGATGGTGAACCTCCCGCAGTCCGCCGGGTGAGCGCGGACGAGACTACACTACTACCATGCAATTCGGCTCAATCCCTGGCGTAAAAGTGTCCACCTCTGACGGTGTCGTCGGCGGTGCCACTGTCGGTAGAGAACAGTTTACGGTTCTCGTCGGCGTCGGTAACAACTCGGTTGGCTCAGCACCTACGAATGTGCCCGTCACCGTTGATTCACGTTCCGACGCAACGAACAAATTCGGTGCAGGCAGTGACCTGGTGGCCGGCTATCGCCGGGCACTCAGCACCGGCGCGAACTCGAACTTCGTGAAGGCCGTTATGGCCAGCACGTCATCGGCAACTGAATCGTTCACCGCCGAAGCGGTTGCAACACTGGCGAATGCACCAATCGTCCGCGATACGGACCGAATCACTATCACGGATACCACCGATGCATCTGAGTTCATCGTACGGCAACGGTTTGAGTCCCCGCCAACGGCTCCAACCGAGTCCGGTGTGGCGCACATTAACCCACTGACGGGCGAGGTCTCGCTGTCAACCACGACTGATTTTGAGGTATCGTATGAGTTTGCTGACTGGGCAAGCGCGTTCGAAGCTGTCTCAGAGAGTATTATCGAGGGTGAGTTCGCGCTCATCCACCCGATGATGCTCATCTTCAAAACCATCCAGGCAACGGTCACAGAGACACTGGATAAGATGCGCAAAGACTACAAGTTCGGCCTTGTTCACGCAGTTGCCACACCTAATGCAACCACTGCTGGTGGCCGACCGAAGGTAGATTCCAGCACATACACTAACCCGTGGGACGACGACCGCGTCTTCCTCACTGCGCCATCGGCTATCGAGGGAGCTGACCCATCGGCTGGTGACTTCAATATCGGCCATGGGTCTGCCCAGGCTGGTGTCTTTGCCGGTGCAGAACTTGATGACCCTGTCTTCAATGAGTCTGTCCCACGTAACGGACGACTGGTCCAGCGTGTGTCACGAACAACAGCCGATGCGCTTCGTGCCGAACGCGTCATTCCAGTCCGCGACACCGGTGTGCCGACCCTTGCAGACAACCGCTCGACGTATGTCCCCGAAAAGGGTGACTGGGAGCGCGATTTCTTCACCCGACGTGTTGTCGATGTAACGGTTGCCACCATCCAGCGAGTTGCTGATGCAGCACTCGGTGGAATAAACGACCCAGAAACCCGTGGTGACCTGAATGATATACTGGTCAGCGAGATTGATGACCTCAAAGACCTTGGTATCCTCAAGCCGGATGGGCAGTTTATCGATGTCTTCCGCATCGACCGTGACACCATTGGCATCGATATCGGCATCACGCCATTTGGTGTTGCCAAACAGGCAACATCCACGCTTATCATCGAGACATAGATGCGCATATTGCATCGTATCACCAACCAACCGCACCCTCCTACTGACGCTTTACAATGACACACGACGATCACGTCACCGGCCAGGATTCCAAGCTCAAGTTCAAATTCGATGGGAAATTCATAGAAATTCCTGTCACGAACGTCTCCTGGTCTCGTGATACGCAGACAAGTACCGTACGGCACAACGATAGCCTGAATCCAACTCGAACCATCACTGGTGTCGATTACAGTGGTAGCTTCGAGTATACTGGCCGAAACTACGATGCCATGAATAAGCTGGTTCACGGCAAAGATGTCGTCGATGGCGACCGAGTGACCGCACAGGCTAACGAGCCGGTCAGAGCGACACTGATGGTCAAGGAGTTCGACGTTGAAGGTGACGGAAACATCAGCGAATACTCCTACAAGTTCCGCCGATGTATCATCACCAGTACGTCCCGAGACCTTCCAGCGTCTGACAACGCAACAACCTCCTTTGACTGGGAAGCGGAAGACCTCAAAATCCAGGAAAACGGCAACAGCCCAACCTTCTACGACACAACAACGACTACAGAATAATCTCGCATCGGATTTTGTTTTTGTCGCACTCGGGCACCGGCCCGAACTCGGTAGGTACGGCCGAGATACACCGATACTCGGTGTGTATTCCCGTACACCAGGAGTGATACAATGAAGGAAATAGACGCAATCGATTTCATGCAAACGGTGATGGATGATGCAGAAGATGTCGAAACACGAGAGCGAACACTGGAACACGCCTCCGGTAAGGCGCTTACGGTGACCGTCAGTGGTGTCGACCGAAAGCTGATACTTGACCAACTCAAGCGTCTTCCAGACGATATCCTTGACACACTGATGGGCGCCGAAGACCCAGAAGAGGCCGAGGCAAAAGCTCGCGAGGAAGGACAGCTCAACAACGTCGGTGGAGCAACCATCGATGCATTCGAGCGCATCGCAGCACACGGAATGGACCACGTCGAGCTTGATCAGTCTGACTTTGAGCAACTTGTCCAGAAGTTCGAGCTTGATGTCCTGTTCCCCATCGGTGCCGAGGTTATGGAGCTAACCTTCGATGATGATGGTGGCATCGTAGATTTTCACGAAGTCGAATAGGACAGGAGCTACTGGTCGCCAACAAGTTCGGCTATCATTTCACAATCACCGAGACACGCACGTGCTCGTCGTGTGACGGCGATGGTGTCCGAACCATCCGGTCGGTGGCCCCCACCGATGAACGCGATGAGAACGACACTCCGGGCCCTCTCGACCGACTCTATGAGACCATCCGGGCAGCAATCCGTCCACTCACCCAGTTTCATCTTGACTGTAGTGAGTGCGGTGCCAGCGGAACCGTAACCGAAACACGGGCGCGCCGACTTGATGAGCTCACTGGCAAGCAGCTTTCGTTCCTGCTGATGGGTAACATTGAGAACGACCCAATGGTCAGTACCGAAGAAGAGACACCACAGGCTGGTAGCCCCGGTCAGTTACCAGCGATGAATGGCACACCACCCGGAGCCACCAGTAGTCAATCAGGACAGACACACAAACCAGGAAACTTCCCTCGGCCTGACTAACCAGGCCAGAGGTCTGTCGCAGCAGTTACCGGACACGTTCTCTTAGCACCCCCGAAATCCCCACTACTCACACACATGGTTCTTCCCGACCGCCGAGTCGAAGTTGCACTGGACGTTACGACGAACGGTATCAGTAGCGTCAGACGTGCAATTCGACAGCTCAAAAATACTGAAGACCAACTCGATGAGCTGAGTGATGCAGCAACGAATGTCGGAAACAACCTTTCTGCTGTCGAAAAACACGTTGAACAGACCGGCAAGTCGTTCAACCGTAATAGCAGAGGTGTCAGCGCATACAGGCAGCGTCTCTCTGAGGCAACAGCCATTACCCAGTCGTTGAGTGATGAATCTGAGTCGCTTGTTGGCGTGCTGGATGAACTTCGAGAGGACGGGATAGACACATCCAATGCCAATCTGTCAAAGTACGTTAGAAACCTTACACGTGCCAGAGCCAGTAATGCAGCGTACGGCGATTCAATAAAGAAGCTTAAATATGCCTTCCGTGAGCTTCCACAGGAAGACCTCGATATATTCCTTGAGTCGTTAGAGCGGGGCGCACCACGCAAGTCTGGTGACTTTGGTGCCCCGTTCGGCGATAACTCAAATGTGGCGGGTCAAATTGGGTCTGATATGGAGCGGGCGACAAAGGCTATGGACGAGTTTGACCGGAAGACAGCCCGAGCTGGCTCACGCTTTGCGGAGTTAAGCAGTATACTCAAACGGGGCTCCGGTAATGGCGTCACGATGCGAACTGATTTTTTCAAAGCAATTTTCGACGACGACCGGTTCGTTCAAAATCCGTTTGACGATACAGAGTCATTTTTTGCAAGTCCACTCGATACGGACGCCCCACAGGTAGCTCGCCAACGAGCCGGCGAGTTGTTAGACTCCAAGGGTCGTGAAGACAGTGTTGCAGAGATGAATCGAGCTCGAATGTCACTGGAAAGTGCGTTTGTCAACACGTCTCGCGTCGAAGCTATGCAGACAGATGACTCCGAGACAGACCCGTTGGACTTTTTCAACGTCGGAAAGGCGTTCAAGCGGGCACAACTTAGAGTCAAAACTGGTGGGGCAGACACATTCGAACAGGCACTGATTGACAATCTTGAGGACAAGTCTCGTATCCCTACTGAACGGGCTGTTGCGCGTGGCATGACGGTCATGGACCGGATACAGAGTTCAGAAGATATTCCGCCCCGTATCAAAGATGCATTCAAAACGGGAGAGATATCAGTAAGTGGGATGGGTAAGTTTGACGAGGACAACGCCACGCTGGATGCAATGTTGAGTGATGCAGAAAAATTTTCAGTTGGCAGTCGCAAAACGATACAAAATGCAGTATCCGATGCATTCACAAATCTCGATGACGATACACCAGCGGACGAAACAGAAGTAGAGCGAGGGCTTCCGTCGGGTGGACAGAGACAGTTCAACGCGGTACGTGCATTTAGACGGGCCCAGCAAAAGCTTGCCGATGGTACCGCTGAGTCATTCGACGATGCAGCAGATATGGTTGCTGAGACGCTTGATGTTCCCAGCCAAACGGCTGCTCAGAACCTCAAGAAGACTATGCAAGATATCCAGGCTGCAAACTTCATCCCTGATGCCATACAGAGCGGAATTGCGTCAGGAGACATACCAGTTGAGGGGGACTTTGAAAATATTGATACTGATACTGACAGGCTCAACAATCTACTCAATGTAGAGATAGATAATGACGAGCGCCTCACAGACTTCGACGGTCGACCGATGGACGCAACCCGGTCGGAGGTACTGGACTTTGTTGAAGACCTAACCGAGTTTATCAGAGACACGCAAGATGGAATCGAAGGCATCGATGCTGACGACGATATTGCCAACAAAAACTCCATATTAGGCATACTTGATGGACTACGCGATGATGAGAGTCTACTATCACTTCGGCGCCATCTTGATGGGCGAGGGCACGCCAATGTAATCAGCACTATCAAAGAAAATCCTGAGGTACTGAATCTACTTGGACCACAGGGGATGCGGGACATGCTTCCAAGGACTGATAACACCAGTCGGTTGGAGGTTCTCAAAGAGGAGCTACCGTTCATCGGTGGGTTCAAACGGCAGTTACTACTCAAGACGATGCAGGAACTTGAGGACGACCAGGTACCACTGACGCCGGAAACACTGGAATCACGACTGTTCAAACTGGGCATCAACGAAGAGTCCAGACAGGCACGACAGGCAGTTGCTGACCTCATTACCCGATCACAGACGGGTTCGCTATCACTCCCAGACTCGTCATTAAGTGAGAATGCATTTGAGTCACAGTTCATTGCTGAGGCAGACAGAAATCTGACCATGCTGAGTGATGCCGAGCGTCGGGACGTGGTGCAAGCAGTATCTAAAGCGGTTGATAATAACATAAAATCACTCCGACAACTCACCGCAAGTGAGCGAGGTCCGTTGGCGTCAATCATCGGCGAGACAATCGAACTGGACGATAGAAGTCCAACTGCAGTGGTTCGAGCCTTGGAAAATGCTGCCAATAACACCAGAATCGGCGCAATGGAACAGGGTGCACCTGGGCTCACACAGTTGCTCGATGAGAGTAACATCAAGCAAAACGACCGCGTCCATATTCCAACAGACGGCAACGATGTCATGGGCGCCATGAGTCGGGCCCGAGCAGTCGCCCAGGGACGACCAATACAGACGACACTGTTCAGTCGGCTGTCAGCGTTTATTAGCGACTCCGCTTCAGACCGGTTCGGATTTGATATGGGTAGTCAGCAGCGAGTGAACAAGACAATCAGACGCACCACAAAAGGACTGACACGGCTTGTTCCAGTACTTGGGGTTACCTCTGCGAACATTGGTGCATTCAATGTGCAACTCAAGTCTATTGGCCAGATACTTGGTGGCCTTATTGGAACCGTGGGTGCTGCTGCCGGCGCACTACTTGGCTTTGCGAGCGCACTGGTAACCGCAGGTGTCGGACTGGCAAGCTTTGTGGCAGTTGGTGGGCTTGGATTCCTGGAGACGATGGAAGAAAGTATGGCCGATGTCAGTAGCCGGGGTGAGGCCCTGGAAAAGCTGACCGAAGACCTGGCCGAAAAGGCGATAGATGCATTACAGCCACTCCGTGAGGCCAGACTCGGTGGGACCGGGCCCACCGCTCAGGGGTTCTTCGTTGACTCCATTCAGGCTGGACTGGCGTTACTCGAAGACTTTGCCGAGGTAATGGCTGACGTTGTCGAGACACCAGCTGTCAAGCGCTTTGTCGACCGTATCAGTGATTCGCTGTTCAGCGGAGGCGACCTCACTCCTGCATTACAGGATATGATGCGACTGCTTCTTCCCGGTATAACGAATGTACTGGTTGGATTCATCGACTCACTTCCCGCACTAATTAACGGGCTCACCAGACTGGCAGATATCCTTGGCGATTCACTTGGGCGAGCACTGGCCAAGTTTATCGACCAGCTCCCACTACTCATCGCCTTCGGTGAAGCGTTCCTGAGAATGGTCGGTGGGCTGGCATTAGCGATTTTGACCATCTTTGAGGTCCTGACGGATATCATCGCAGATACGATTGGCAGACTGGGAGTAGCAATTGGTGTTATCGATAACAAACAACAGGCTGTCTACCTTCTGGCAGCTGCTGTTGGTGTTCTGTCTGGAACGGTCTATACGCTAACTACTGCACTTGGAATACTCAATGCCGTGCTTGCGTCGACAACGTTTACTGTTATGGCAAGAGGACTGATGCTGGTAGCGACCGCGCTTGGTAGTGTCCTTGGCATTTCGTCTGGGGTGGTACTTGCGTCTACAGGAGTAATAGTCGGGTTCGGAGGTATAGCTGCAGCCGTTTCACTTGTCGTAGTCCTTCTTGCAGAGGTGATTTCTTTGCTGGTGACAGGTGATAGTATTCTGGCAGACTATATCCCACATCTTGATACATTTTATGCATATGTACAAAAGTTAGCGGTCGGATTCAATCGAATCCTCCGGCCAGCGCAAATACTTGAACGTACAGTAGCAGGAATCGCAAATACAGTAGATAGAGCAACTGCAGGCATTAGAAATCTGCCAGGGTTTGAGGCTGCGTCGAACTTTGATAATAGCGGTATAGTGCAACGACAGGGGCCCCAGGGCGCAACAGCTGAGCAAGTGGCCGGGAACAGTAGAGGGATGGTCATCAACGTGGCCAACTCTGTAGTGAACCCAGAGATGTTTGTGCGAACCATAAAACAAGAAGCGAACGCCCAGAGCAGACGAAACCAGATGATGCAGTCTAAATTTATGACGAGATAATGACAGAAGAATATCTACAACCACGTGGTGACGTAGCCGAGAACGTAGAGAATATTGGGGCCACACGGTCGCCCGGCCGTACCCGAGCAAAGGCACGGGTTGGACCACTGGTCTTTGCAGATGAGTATGCCAATCCAGAGGTATCGGTCAACCAGAACCGCCGAACCGTTGAGCACAATTTGGTCACCTCTGGCCAGGATGATGAGCAGTATCTGGTCCAGGACCTGGGAAGTGAGCCCCCGACTATTAGCATCAGTGGGATTGTACGTGAGGCACAGGTCGACTTTGCTGACGTGCTCGCAGGTAAGGTCTACGTGCGAACTGAGCGATGGACCGGAACGGCCATGGTCTCCTCAGCCACAACCGAGCCCCAGCGAGCTGTCGATGGCACCGATTGGCTTTATAGTGTCACCATCGAGCTACTGGGAATCGAGCGTGAGCGAGGTGTCGAAGCATCCAACGAGAACAGCGAGACGGCCAACAACTACAGTCCATACCGATAAATGCCAGGAGACGTACAGATATTCGACATTGGCCTCGAACTGGATGCAGAAATCAATGATGACTTCACTATTGGAGAAAATCCCAAGTCTGGCCCAGAGCGATATGAGGCCCTTCAGCTTCGCGAGGATGTTGACGCACTCAACAGCTTTGGTGACCAGCTCGGTGTACTGGAAGTCGAGATAACAAATCGCGACGTACTTCGGGGAAACACTGCAGTAGCAACCGTTGTCTTTCCTGATGGGCTTGATCCCAGTGCGCTTCGTGCAACCGAACAGGCAGGTATCGAGACTATTGTGAAGATAAATATCACAACCAGTTTCACCAGTCTCGACCGCACCTTCGGCGCCACTGCGTTCACCGGCGAACTGGTTGGGGCCACCGAAGATGAGGAAGGTAGTGTCAGACTTGAATTGGCTGGTATCACCAAGACACTGACCGATTACACCGTCGCACTGGTCACACAAAAAACTGGGCAACGAGTCGATACAATCGTCCGCAACCTCTTGCGAGACGATGCTGGGTTAACAGAGGCAACAGGCCTGTTTGACTTCGATGCAGACTTCGTCATCAGTATCCGTAATCCAAAGTCCGTCACAACTACGTACGGTACGGACAACCGTGAAACACTGAGGACAGTACTGATTGACCTGGCAAAAAAACAGGACGCGTTCGTGTTTGTCGATGCGTCAAACCGCATCAACTTCGTTGACCACGCAATTTCCAACTACTATGCCATTGAGTCTGCCATCAAAGTAGATGCTGGCAACGAGGATAGCGCAAACGAGCGCGTTATCGTCAAATCCAGCTATGACGTGACCGGTATCAGTGACTGGACAACAACCGGAAGTTCACAGGTGAGCGCCGAAGCGTCAGCTGGAAATGGTGACGCCGAGAACAGACGTGTCCTTCGCGATGATAACCTGCTTGAAAATGATGTCGAGTCGCGAGCAGCATCTGAGTTCAGAGCTGACCAGCTCGTGAAGTCATCAGGCCGACTCACCATCCCTGGCTTTCCAGGCGCAAGTCCAAACGACCAGGTCGTGGTTCCCAAGTTAGGGCTTGCTGAGACCGTCTCAGCAGGCACCTATACGGCCAGAGAAGTTGTCCATCGACTGAACGGCAACGATGGGTTCGTGACAGAGTTACAGCTCGGTCCAGGACTCGATGAGATTTACGAACAGGTCTATCAGAGTCAGGGAACTGATGGGGTCCGACGCTGGACAAAGCCAGAGCTAACAGCTGAAGCTGAGGCCCTAATATTTACGTCTGAGCTGTTCGTTGGTGGCGTCTCCGATGTCGGTCTCATAGACGCTGCGCTTTCCCCAAAGGGAAGCCCTAAGACAGTAATTGCACTCCTGGATGCCTTCGATATCGTCCTTCCAGGCCTCGACTTCCGCGAGCCAGGTATCGACCGGGCCCCGGACCAGCCAACGGATGTGGGCCTACTCAGCGATAACAACGGACTCGAAGATAGCCAACCGGTCGAAATTGGCCCAGATACCGATGAGACGGATGACACCGACGGGTAAACAAACACTATGTATTCAGGAGACACCGAACGCATCCGCCGTATCGCCATTGACCAGCGCCGAAACTCCTCGATAGCCGAGGTCACCAAGGTCACAACCCGAACCGATGATAGCGTCCGACCCGTGTTCGTCAGCGCAAAGTTTCGGGATGGAGGCCAGGAGCTTCGGGGTGTCCCGGTCAATATCAGCGACCACAACGGCCACATGGCCACCCCACAAAAGGGCGACCTTGTCCGGATTGCCTATCTGACGAACAGTCGAGAGACCGGTGTCGTCGTAAACCATGTGCCAAATCCAGACCAGCCACCACCAAAGACCCGACCCGGTCACTGGCGCCACGAGTTCAGCCGTGATACTGGTGACCCGCTATACCTGGAGGCTGAGCGAGCCGATGGTGCAGCGGGCGACCCAGACCTGGTTCGGATGGGCGTCAAGCCTGACGGCCTTGCCTCGCCTACCACCGAGGTGGCTGTCGATGACAGTGGGGCAACAACCGAGGTCAGACTTGCCTCTGATGGCGATGTCACCATCGATGTGGACGGTGATGTGACCATCAACGCCAACGGCTCGATAACAATCGGCGCTGATGGCACTGCAGTTGCCCCAGCGGACCACACCCATGACTACGTCGGTGGAGGCGATAACAGCACGACCAAGGTATCCAGTCCACCGAATGAGCCGGGAACCAGTACGACCATCGAATGAGACGCCCCTAATACTACTAATTCCCGTTGGATTTAACTACGTGGAAAATATATACCGTAGTACAGTCGTACACAACAGGGAATAGTTGGGGAGGAATTGTTTGTCTGTCCTACCAGGGTCATCGTTTGTCTTGACGGTGCCGGTGTAATGAGAGACACTGCAGATGGGCCCTGACGTCGCACGATGACAGTTCCAGACAGTCGGACCTTTGACCTGGATGAGCAGTTCGACCTCCAGCTTGACGCTGGGCAACGCTCACCGATGATGATGAACCAGCATCACTCAGTATCAATGTTGCCGAGCAAACTCGCACTGACCCCTGATATCCACCACCAATGACCTTCTCACCCCGCAACCCAGGCGATATTTTCGCCGACCTTCGCGAAGACCTTAAAAATCGTATCGGCGGACTCACCAACTTTATCGATGGCACCTTTGCTGAGGTGTTCCTCCAGTCATATTCCGAGCAACTGAGTGAGGCCGAGTACAAGGCGCTGGCTGCCCAGCTGGCCATGTTCGTTGACTTTGCCGGTCGGAATGACATTACCCGGACTGAGCTATCAGAGCTGGGCATTACCGCCGACCCTGACCGACTCAATGAGTACATGCGCCGACGACAGCTGGATGAGTTGGGCAAGCTGGTTGCTGTCAGCAGAGAAACGGGCTCACGGTCACGCGGAACCGTCGAGTTTACCGTCACCGACAGCAGTGTCGAGATACCGGAAGGCACCGAGGTCGCGACCGAGCCCAGCAGACAGGGTGCGGGTGTCAGTTTCTTTGTCGATGTCGATGGAGATGGAATAATTTCTCCCACAACCGATGTGACGGCCTCGCCTGACTCGGGGACCACCGTCGAGGTGGACGTCATCGCAGCACGGACCGGAAGCGAATTTAACGTTGGGGCAGGCACACTGACATTTATCCCAACACCACAGCCCGGACTGGAGTCAGTCACCAATCTGCAGGCGACAACGGGCGGGGATGATGCACAGAGTGATGCGCTGTTTCGAGAGGATATCAAATCTGCACTGGTCGAATCCACCGGGGGTGGCACCGCCAAGGGTATCAAGGGATTCATCGACCGCGAACTGGACAGTGTCAGGGATGTGCAGACCATTGAAAACACGGATGTATCGCCCCCGAACGTCGAGGTCGTCGTCGACGGAGGCCCAGATACGGCTGTGATTGAGGCCATTGAAAACTCCAGGCCGGTTGGCATTCGACATGAGCTTGTCCGCCCTGATATTGTCAATATCGGCATGGGTATCGAAGTCGAGACTAACGGCGCATCCGTCTCATCTATTACCGAAGCGTTCACCAGATTCGTCGATGCGACCGGGCTGGGTGATGCCTTTTCGCGAACTCGGCTGGTCCGCGACCTGTTCGAGGCCGACACAGATATCCGGAACATCGCCTCGCTCAACACGTACGTCACCACGGTGAGCGATGAGACGTTTCAGTATGACACAACAGCTGAACAGTTCGAACTTGAGTATCAGCCACTCGGGTTTGTCGTTGATGAAGAACGACGCGTACGAGAGGGCGTCTCTGCGTACAGTCTGAGATATCCGGCTATTGATGGGGTCACCCCGTTTACGGTGATAGCTATCATCGATGATGAAGAACGGGAGTTAGCCTCAACCGAGTTCACCAAGGATATCGACGACCAAGGCCGGATTGCTGGAATCATATTGAATGATGGTGTGGTCCCTGATGCAGGGACAAATATCAGTATTGACTACCGACACAGTGATTTTGAACTTACCAGTGTGGTCGATGATGACGGGTTCGAGTACGAAGTTGGCGTTGACGTGAACCTTGTCAACGCGGTTGATACTGGGATGAGCGGTGCGATTGACTTTACGGTCAACAATACGGTCGAACCGGCCGACGGACAACGGTTCTCGGTGTCCTATGTGGCAAAGAAATCGTTCCCACGCGACCTCGTCGCGACCGAGCGTGAGCTACAGGAGGCAAACAAAGGCGATGTTGAGGTGACCGAGCTGTGACCGAGCTATTCCGACGTATTATCGACCGGTTTCCCTCACCAACTCCACGCGACCTGCTTGAGTCAACACAGACAGAGACCTTTGACGTCCGAACAACCGCAAGTGGGGATATTGCCCGAACGGTCTATCGGCTGGACAAGGCACCAGTTCTGTCACTCACACGCGTTGTAGTCGGTCGACGGACACTGACACCACCTGATGGGGTCGAGCTTCGCGACATTGACGGTGACGGGCGCCCTGACGCAGTTGCATTTACCGATGCATCGGTCTATCCGGCTGCTGACCAGACGTTCGATGTGGTGTATCAATCACTTCCGCTTATCCATCGGTTCACCCGTGCATCGACAACGGATATCCACACCTACGGTGACCGTGTCGATGCTGCAATCGCAGATGCCAGAATCGAGACCGCAACCGGTCAGTATCTGGACGAGCTGGGGAGCCTCTATGGCCGACTGGGCCGTCGACGGGGACGACGGGATGAGACATACCGGACACACATTCGAACGCTCAGAACGGCATTCAAAGGCCGTGGGACCAGGCCAGGGTTGCGAGACACGGTCGCCGAAGCATTACAGACCGACCCGGAGAACGTTACTATCATCGAGGACTTCGAGCAGGTCGGATACAGTATCCGTGTTACCTCTCCCAGTACGTCGCTGTTGACCGGCTCGCTTTCGGAGCTGCTTGAGCTGGCTGACCCATCAGGCGTCGAGCTTCTGGCCGAGCCGGTCATCACACTACAGGGAGCGGTCGCCACCTGTGATTCAGATGGGTTCACCGTGACCGCGGTGGATGCCGATGGGCTGGGTGCTGGCACCATCGGTGACGACACGCTGTAAGCGTCATCCCCAGCGTGGCGCAGTAGTCGCATGGCAGACATCTACCCCGACGAGGGACTGGACTGGATAACCACCGCGCTGACCGGTGCAGCAGCAGGTGAAGAGCTCTATGAGATAGCAGTCGGAACCGGTACTACCACACCAGCATCTGGTGACACCGGTCTTGCTACTGAGGTGTTCCGAACTGATATCGATGCGGACAATGCAGCTATTGATTTCACCTCACGTACCGGGGAGATACGTATCGCTATCTCGGTTGCTGGGGGAACAGAGGTACCGTCTGGGACCACTATCACCGAGTTTGGTGTCTTTGCCGATGACGTCAACAACTCACTGGTCTACCGAGAGACGGCCCCATCGACGACCATCGATGCAGGGGAGCGAGTCCAGTTCGAGGCAAACCTCTCGTTCACGAACTGAATGATACGTAAGGGCTGCGTTCCGACTACTGATGCCGTGATGTCGCACAATGGTTCAAGACCACGTCTTTCCACAGGATGCTGATGACAATGATGCCGAGAACTTTGCTCAGCTAACAGGTGACCCCCGGCTCAACGACTATGTTGTCCAGGGAATGCGAGTGGTGAACGCTGACTTTACTGCAGAAACCTTTGATGTGACCGAGGGTATCGCTCGTATTCACCGGGACAATGGTGTTGCAGCCAGCTCGGGCGAAACACGACAGGCGCTCGGGTTCACCGTACAGCTGCAGGCCAGAACTGGCGTTGCAATGTTGGCCAGCACACAGCTGTCAACTGGAGATAATAAGGTCTACCTTGACCCTAATCTGAGCAGCAATGACCGCCCAGTTATTCGTGTCATTGACGGAAGCACGTTGCCCGACGATGGTTGGCTTTCACTTGCAGCCATTGATAAAAATAATGCACAGGTCACTAACAACGCACAACGCCATCCAGAGGGACTGCCATTGCTCAATGCGCCTGTTGCACAGGCTTACGACAACGGGAGAGACGCCTATGTTGTCCGAGATGTCACCCAGAATGCAGACCGACTCAATCTCGACCGGACAACGGGTGACCTGAAGATTGCTGGGCAACTGACGGAAAACGCCTCACTGTAATCATGACCGAGACAACCTACGACGCAGACGACATCCTGGCAAACGCAATGCCCCGCCACCAGCGGGTGAAGGAACTGCTCCTTGATGCGGTTCACCTGCTCATCGACGAGCAAGGAACCATGCGAACCCGAGCACAGACTATCTCGTATCTCGCGACATCACTCGATATTGACAATGCAATGGCTGCAGACCTTCTTCGCGAACTGGTTGGTGACCTTGTTGACCCCGTGATACAGGTGCCTAACGGAAGCCAGCGGTTTGTCGGGGTTGCAGAGTATGTAGCGTTCGAGGGTGCCTATGGCTACACTGACTACCATGACCACCGTGGTGAGCAAAAGCGCGTGGTCTGTGCGCACTGTGTCCGTGAACACGACAGCGTCACAGATATTGCACACGCAACCGCTGGTGACCCAGCCGGCTCGTTCGGTCGCGACGCCGGGTTTGAGACACTTTACGATGGCATCCGTACGCATATTATCGATGCGCACGACGCTGAGCCAGCAGGCATCGCCGTCGGGGCGACACTTGTCTCCGGAACGACCATTGGTGGGAACGAATCATTCCATGCTGGCAACGACGGCGCCGGCTCGGGGCTTCGAGCTGAGACAGCTATCCAGGCTGACCAGGCAACGCAGGCTGATGCAGCCAACAATGCAGACACCGTTGGAGGGAGAGAAATCTACGTTCAGTCAACCGAGCCAAGCAATCCGTCCACCGATGACCTGTGGGTGCAAAAATAAGATGCCGAACGTAATATACAATGGTCCAGCTACTGAAACGTTCACCGTGCCAAGTCGGGTCTTTGAGGTATTCATCAAGGCATCGGGTGCCGGTTCTGGCCAACCTGGTTCGTTTGTACAGGGTGGGCTGAATGTCAGTCCAGGACAGACTATTGATGTGACCGTTGGTGGCTCTAACAGTGGACAGTCAGGTGGGTTCCCGAACGGTGGTAACGGGAATAGTAGGAGTATTGGTGGTAATACTGCGACCTCAGATGGTGGTGCTGGTGGAACCTACGTTCGCCGACCTGATGGGTCTACCGCGATTGCGGTTGGTGGGGCCGGTGGGAGGGGTGCTGCATTTGCAACTGACGACGACTCAAACTCAAGGGATGTTGCGGTAAGTGGTCGTGGCGGTGCAGGAGACGAAGACGCACCAGATACGGACGTAGCGGACTCCCTATTCGACAGAGTTCTCGATGGTGGCCTCGCTGGTGCGCAGTCAGGTAATGCGGGAGCAAATGGGCCTGCCAGGTCTGACACTGAGGATTTTGACAACGTCAAAATAGCTGCCGTAGGTGGTGGTGGGGGTGGTGGACACAGAGGGGGCGGAGCCGGCAACGTAGAACTGGGGTCCGACGACGCTACTGCAACTGGTGGTGGTGGGGGGACCAGCCTCGTGAATGTCGATACAAACGGCTCATTCAACAGGGCCGGTGGTAACACCGGCGATGGAACGGTTGAGATACAGTTTCCTCCAGCGGTGCCTGAGGCACCCTCGCTTGTGTCGACGCCACCATCGGTCACAATAAACTGGACCGATGTCAACGCCGATGAGACAGCGTATCGCATCCGACGAAAGGGCCCATCAGATAGCAGTTTCGCACGGATAGCCACCGTGGGCGGAAACACACTGCAGTTCGAGGATACGGACGTCAGTCCGGCCGAATCATACGAGTATGCCATCAGTGCATTCGACGCTACTGTTTCACTTGGCTCACCACAGAGTACGGCAACTGCTGAGGTGTATACGTCCGGCCCGCGGGTTGCTGATAGCGCGGGGTTCGTGGACAACCGGCAGATTTTCTACTACAATGGAACGTCGTGGGTGCCTGCAGAGGTCGGTCGGTTCGATGGCAATGTGTTCGACCTCTTCTGAACAGCATGCTGACCACCCGTAGCTGATGTCGCGTATGAGCAAGAAACAACAGGCTGGCAAGGCTGGTGTGCTCGCACTGGGCACCACACTGGTTGGCGCCGGCGCTACAGGATTGAGTAATGGAGAATACTATGGCGGACTTGGCCTCGTCCTTGCCGGGATGGGGCTGCTTGGCGGATACGAACTCGTCCAGGATAAACAGATTCAGGGCTACGCTGATATGTTCGCAACAACGGTTGAGCCCCAGGAACTCATCGACAGTGTTTCGATGAAATCCACGGAGGCTGGCGAGCGCATCGAGCGTGAAATTGAGGGGCACTCAGACGACTGAGCTACTCCCCCTGTTTTGTCGCACCATGTGGCCCCTTCTCCAGTCGTTTCCGTACGACACCGTTCCAGATGGCAACGTCTTCTATAGTCACCACTTTGTCTACTTCGCAGCGTTTGCGTTGTTTATCGGCATCCTGCTGATCGATGACGAGGATGATCACGACCCATGGATGTTACTGGGTGGACTGTGTCTGTCATTTTTTGCCTGGCACTATCTCTGGCCGACCGGCAAGCCCGTGTTTGGCGCACTGCTGACCATACTTGGACTGGCTATCGCAATCGGTGGCGTGCTATGCCGACCGGCGTGGTCACCGTTCATGGCGAAACATGCATACCGACTGACTCGTGGCGATAGAATCCCTGACTATGATTACCGAGATACCGTCTACGGGCAGTGGACCCGAGCGTTGTTGTTGGTCACACTGGTGGGGGCTGCCGATGATGTCCTCGAACACGCGTTCGGTATCTGGACCCCCCTTGACTTCGTGTGGAACGCCGTTGTAGCTGACTGGTTTCCACTTGACCCCACACTGCTGCCGTTCTGATGGGGATGGACCCGCTCGATAGATTTGTCTCCCGAGACGTACTCGTCAGTATCCTGCTGGCTGTCTCACTCGGTAAGGTACTTGAATACAGTAATCTACAGCTCACGACCGACCAGACCGAGTTGCTGGTACTCTGGATATTTGAGACCCTGGCACTGCTGCTGGTCTACCTGCTGTGGGGGTACATAGACGCGTTGGCTGACACCATCTTCGACCCAGACTAACCAGTGACTACTATCAACTGGATGTTCTGTGTCCGGTCACTCGGCCGGGCCATTCCAGTTCTCACGTCGAAGGTCATTGACATCGGAAATGAGGTCGCCCAGCTCGCCCCAGCCAGCGATGGTGCCCGAGCGAGCACGTAGGTCACCCAGCATTGCCGATGCAGCCCGGTCAAGGATATTCAGTCCTGCCATATCGGCTGTGAACGAGATATCCGTGGCTGCATCCACCGGGCCGGCCTCGATGAACTGCTCGATAAGTGCGTCCGCACGCTGTTTGTCATCTATCTCTGTGCGCTGTTCGGCCTGCACACGGAACTCAAGCAATCCATGCAGGAAGTGTCGATAGGTCTGTGCATCGACCGTGAGCGTGCTGGTCGGTGCATCGGGCACTGTGGTCTCCGTTGACTCGGTCTCTGGCGTTGCTGCATGCGCATCGAGTAATTCCTGGGCGGGCGCTGCAAGCGATATCAGGTCAGCAGTCGGTGTCCCGACATACTCACCCACTGCCTCTAACTCTGCCTCGGTCGCCTGTGCGACATCTTCGACGGTCAGTAATCCTGCCGTCTCAAGTGCCTCAGCAACTGCTGGACCGACGCCGGTGATGTCCTCAAGTTCAGTCTCCGTCATACGACTTGATGTATGTGACCAACAAACTTAATTAACGCGGAAAACCTATACATGCCAAGCAGACGGGAACGTCGCACCATATGTCAGCCACAGATATCCGACGGTACACGGTCGAAGATATCGGTCGTGTGTACGAACATCCGCAGCGCGACCTGTGGCTTCCCTCCGTATCAACGGTACTCAACGTTCGGCCCAAGCCGGAGGCGCTCAAGAACTGGCTTAGCCGGACCGACAACGCCGATGAAATCAACCGCTACAAGCGCAATCGGGGGACACTGGTCCACTACGATATCCTGAACGAGTTGCAGCGTCAGTCGGTCCCGGACAGCGTTCCGGATCACGAGGCCGACCTCTGGAGCGAGGATGAGCAAGGGTCGGTCGCTGAGCTCAAGTCAGAAGGCAAGTGGGAGCGATGTCAGCGCGACCGGGAATGGGTCAGTGAGACGGCCTGGCCGATGATGCAAACGGTCGCAAACATCGATTACGTCATTGATGTCGAGACGTTCGTTATCGAGACCAGTCTTGGCTATGCTGGGCAGTTTGACCTCCTGTACTACGATGCTGAGAACGACGATGTAGTGCTCTCTGATATCAAGACCGGCAAGCACGTCTATGAGAAGAATATGCTGCAGGGTGAGGCTTACCGACACGCGGTGCCCATCAAGGTCGACCGACTCGAGGTGCTACGCGTCAACCCGGATTTCCGTGATTGGGAGCTCTCAAGCAGTGAAGACTGGGAGACGACAAGCGATGAGCGGTGGACCGAGTTCTGTGACCTGCACTCACAGCTGGCTGTCGAGGAGATGGTCGAGAGTATCCAGGACCGACATGCCAGTGGAGAGGCATTCGTCGAAGGCGAGAATGAGTCGGCAGATGCTGACTGAGTGGGGCCGGTCGGTGCAGTCGCATGAGCGAACCACACGATACCGGTTCAGGTGACTCAGTAGAGTCAGCGTTCGGGGTGCACAGACATACAGAGCCAGCCCTGAAGCTTGTTCTCGGAACACCAATCGGTGCCAACGCAACTGAGCTTCGTAACCATGGCTATGGCCGGACCGAGCGCGCCTGCCCACTGACGGGGTGTCCTGGTTTCTGTTATCAAAGTCGGACTGAGACCGTCTGCGGGACCTGTGCACTGGTTGTCGATGACCCTGGTCGATTCAACCCAGTCCGTATTAACTCGGGCCCACCCCCACAGTGGCGATACTTCTTTGAGAACCGAGAGTACTACCGCAATGGCACCACACGCGCGGTCGGTGGCTATCCACACGTCCACGAGTGGGGCGATGCGACCGATGACCCAATGACCTTTTACGAGCCGACGCGCTGAGCTACCAGTTAATATAGTCCAGCAGATACTCGAAGTCATCGCCGACCTGACTCGATGGCCACCCCTGCTCATCTGGTGTTGCCTGTGTATCCGTTGGTGGTTTTGGCACCGAGATATTGCCAGCCCGCGTGACCTTTGCCTCTACCGGAGCGGTCTCAACCATCGATTCGCGAAGCTTTTCATCATTATCAGCCGGCCAGATACGAAGCAACAACAGCTGGCGATTCGTGAATCGGATACCCACCGCGGGTGCGACCTTTCGAGGATAGTCATTAGCAAAGCGTAGCAGGTCAGACAGGTCATCATCACGGTCCTCCTCTGGCGTCTCTGGGCTAAACGTGATAGAGATTCGGTCCTGTGTTGTCCGCTTGAACTCAAACGCGTGCACAAGGTCTCCATCATCGAGCACAACATCCGGAGAGGGAACCTTCTGATTGCCTGACCACCCGACCCTGAGTGGAAGCAATCGACCACCGGTTCTGTCGAACACGCCGTTCGCTATCTCGTGCTCAAAGTTGAGCCCCGCTTTCTGACTACTCATGCGACATCGGACGCCCATCGCAAAGCGCCCGGCAACCTGGCGTTCCTGCGGGGGTTAGATTTCCTCGTGGCGCTCGATGAACAGCACGTGCTCAGGGAAGAGCCAGCGCTCGACGCCACCATCCTTTACGTAGATGAGTCCCGCCCCGTCGCGAGCTGATGGCCAGACGTATGCCATGTCCTTCCGGAGATGGATATCCTCGTCAACCGGCGTGTTGGGGTAGTACAGGTGTATCTCGCCAGCATCTTCAAGTGCTTCGCTGATGATATCAACGGTCCGGACTTCGTGTGTTGAATCCGCGTCACCGATGCTATGTGGCCGTACCTCGTCCTTATCAGGGATGTCTCCGTGCTCGAAGGGCATCTACCAGTATATAGTCATTCGACGTAGTTAACTCTGGCGAGGATGGACTCATATCCGACCGCAGTCACACCGACTCAGTGTGCCGTACTGGCAGACTCACGCAGTACTGGGTCATCGTTGCTGTTCCACTTGATGGTATAGACCGTCAACGTCTCGATGTCGACGAACATTCCCATCGGTACGTCTGACCCACCCATTGTCTCACTCTTCTCGATGCGGAATCCCATATCAAGTGACTCAGCAAGACTCTCGTTGTCAAATCTGAACGCTGCAAGGCGTTTGAGCTCATCGAACACTGCCGGTCGTACATACAGCACGTCGGGTGTACTGCCCTGCATCCGCATTGTGGCATACCCATCCAGAAGCGGTTGAATG